AACACCAGTACCACAGAGCAGAATAAACATAGCCTCATCGAAGGACTTAGGATCATCTACGGGTAGGTAACTACAGTTGTACCCTGCAGTGTTGTCTCTATCCAAGGCTGCACCTGCAGTCATCATTGCTCTCATACTTGGCATTACTTCGAGAGATAGTATTGCTTGTTCTATCTCATTACAAATACTAGAATCTACCAACGAACGAACAACATTAAACATGTATCGATCTACTGTCTCACCCCATGTCTCACGTCTTTGTTCTTCATCCAACCACCTAGCGTAGCGTGATGTGTGAATGAATGCTTGGTAGTCTGTTGGTAGATAATTGCTCATCTTTCGTCACCATTCCCTTGTATAGTTCCACGTTCTTTACGATCATATAGTTTCTCTAGATTCTTCATAGCTACATCGTGTAGTTCTATGTTTAAATCTTTAGACAACATAGCTGCGTACCACAAGACATCTCCTATCTCAGATGCAATAGCATTTTTATCTAGGTTATCATCTCGTAACATCTTCTTTACTTTGTTAGCTACCTCACCTGCTTCACCTGCTAGTCCAAGTGCAGGGTAAAGTACCTTGTGATTATGTTTGTACATTGCAGTCTTAGCTGCAGCACTCTGATACTGACCAAGACTCATCATGTCTTTGTAAACTTCTTTGTAGTATTCCCAAGATTCACTTATCATATTCTAACTCCTCTTCTAGTATATCAAATGGCATGTCCTTGAAGAAGTAATCCCCCAAGTCTATGTCTCCTCTTTCAATCAACAACCCAAGAACAACGTTCTCTGTTATATCATTCTGTTCTAATAACTGAGCTAATCCATAGCTTTCTATTAATAAATCTAACTGCCCCTCGTAATCAAACATCCTTCCCCCCATAGAGTTTACGGATGGTGTTTAGTGAAATAAACTCAGGCTCATATACACCGTTCTCTAGTTCACGTTTTACTACAACACCCTTCCACCATTCATTGTTTGACTGCCCTGCCCATGACTCTTCAGAGCCTTTGAAACACCCTGCGACAAGCCCGATAATCGAATTAGGATGTGCAGAATCTTTGAAATACATACTACGTTTATGACTGTGACCACAAGTAGAACTGTGATTCCTGTTTTGTAGTAAGGTGTAAGCATGATGAACACCAGAGACAGGTGTGCCATAATTACCTGCACCAAAGAAATGAGCGTAAGATACGCCATCGTAATCAGCGATACTGGGGGCTGAATTACGGTACTCATGGTATTCGTCAAACCATTGCTTCGTTTGAAGATGCCCGAAGGAAATCCCGTACTTCTCTCCCTGAAGTCTTGGATCATGGGCGATAGCTTTCTTGACTCTATTCTCATGGTTGCCCTCGAACCCTATCCAGTATGGACGCTTTCTTTTGTGATGTCTGAACTTCCAACGTAACCTCTCCTGTGAATCGTTGTAGTGGTTGATGTCACGTTCATAACCTTGAGACACTATTGCTTGAGGATACTTTGTATCAAAGCTATTCAAGCTACGCATGTCAGCACCATCACCTAAGTCTACAACGTAGTCTGGTTTCAAGTCGTAGATAAACGCACCTAGCCAATCAAATCTTTCATTGCTTGTTCCTGGATCAGCGTGAGCGCATGTATAAACTAATACTGTTTTTCTTTTTCTAAGCATCATATAAATCGCTGTTCTCTATAACAACACCTTCTATAGTTCTATTCACTCTATTAGATTCTTCGTAAGCTTCATCAAACGTACTGTATAACATTTCTGTTTCTTCTACCTTACCGTTGAACTCAGATAAGTAAACAACACAGATGGGGTTATCTCCTGTAGTGTTATCAATTAGTTCAGGATACTCAAATGGTTCTCGAATAACTTTATGTAAAGTAAGTTTCATCTCTTTGGTTCCTTTAGCCATGCTTCAGGTATATACCTGTCAGCGTATTTAAAATCATACTTGTTACACCACATACCATACGTTGTTTTACTTCCTTTGTAAAGCTTTGATTTACTATTTGTAAACACAAACCGTATGTCTAACTCAGGGTGTTGATTACGAACTGCTAAGTGTTTGGCACGATCAGGAGATATAAACCTTCCTTTAGTCTCAATGATTATACCGTTGTCTAATACAAAATCAGGAGTGTAGGTCTTGATCTTAGGGTCTATCCATTTGATCTTCATCTCTTCGTATGTAAAACCTATTCTTCTTTTCTTTAGGAACTTTGCAGTGTCTTGTTCTAGTCCTGATCTGTAACCTGCCCTCAATGCTCTCTGTCTTACTTTAACTTTCATCCATAGAAACCTCTGGCACTTTAGGTTCTGATCTTACATCTACTAAGAACACAGGACCATAGCTGTAGATAAACTTACGTGCTTCAGGCCAACACTTCTTCTTGAACTCACAGTAGCTGCACATCATTGGTAACTTAGAGTTAGGACTTGTCTTGGACTGAGGTACTTTCTGTTGACGCTCTGCAGTTAGATCACCTGATACAAGTTCTTTAGCATCAAGCATCTCCTGTTCTTTAGTCTTTAGTTCCTCAGTGAAGTCATAGACATCAAGACATATATGACCATTCTGTTTGTCGATAACTAGGAAAGCACCTTGCGTTTTGTTAGTAACCTTATCATCGTCCTTACCTGCATAGACGTAGCTACTTAACTGACTGATGTACCCAAAAGGATCATCATTACGCAAAGTACCTTCCTTGAACTTCTTGAAGGCGTATGGACTACAAGACTTGACATCAACAGTCATGCCATCAATCACCGCATCACGATGTCCTTTGATACCATGTACGTCTAGTCTGTCTTGTTGTCCTTTTACATCATGCCCTGCAGCTATAGCCATAGTTAACGCAAGCTCTTCTATCATGTCACCATAAAAGAACTTTAGTAATGCGTTATACTCTAAAGGTATAGCTTCTTCAGGTGTGTTTACTTTGTACCATAGTTTCCTTTTGCATGGTGTTCCAATAGAAGATAGAGACAGGTAGCCTCTTGGTTCTTGCGGTTTACTGAATCGCTTGTTAGCTACAAGAGAAATGTTGGAGCCTAGAATAGAACCTTGTGTTCCAGACCACCCACCTTGACCCTTGATAACCTCTTGCATGTCAGCAATTAGTGTATCAATGGTTTTCATTTAGAATCCTACTGCTTCGTTCTCTTTGACGTACTCTTCTAGTTCAAGAACTTTAACACCAACTAAACTTGTACGGCTGTACTGTTGACCATCACTTCCAGTAAAGGTTGTGATTAAATTAGTACACTCAGCAAGAGTTCCGTTACCGATTACACCCATGTCTTCAGTCCAAATGTTATCATCCTTATCTGTAACCTTTGGTGCTCCACCTGCTTGTGGAATCTCAGTACCATCCTTCTTGAGAACTTTATGTGGACGTACAAACTTGACTACAATCTCACCATCAATCATACGGTTCTGGTTAGGTTGCTTCTGAGAACCTGAATCCTTGAGAGACTTCATACCCTCTTTATCTAGGATTTGATTAACAGTGTATGCTCCCTCAGACTTCTCGTATGCTCCACCGTACCCTGTTAGATCACGATTCTCTTCGTTGAGTCGAGGCCATTCGATTTGACCTACAGTTTTTACTTCTTTGTATATTGTCTTAGGCATGGGTTATCCTTCCTTTTATTAGAGCCATACTTATATATTAATATATTATTACATTAGTGTCAAGTGTTAATGTGTATCTTTCCAAGATTTTCCTATCGAAGATTCACCTTCTAGTGGACACATGATTCCTAAATGTAAACCTGCCCACTTGATTGCGTCACGTTGTATCTCTCCTAGTCTTTCAGCAACATCTAAACCACCTCTCACTTGTGTTTGCCATTCATCATGTACCCAAGTACATATCTTGTAGTCTATCTTTTCTTTGTCTGCTATCTCTCTCCATCGTCTTGTTGCGTATTTCATTACTAAAGTCTCACCGTTCTGCAACATACCTGCCAGTGTCTTGTGTTGGTTAGGTACAAAAACCTTGCGTCCATCGTATGCCTTGAAGTACCCACGTTCAGCTATGTCTGGTATCACTATGCTACGTAGTCTAGATAAACCTTCAATGCTATTCGTAAAGTTATGCACTGCTCTATTAGCTTCTCTTGCATTAGTCTTTAGTATTTGTGCAATCTTTTGTGTACCTGCTCCAAGTAAGAACGCATAGATAAAAGTCTTAGCCATGTCTCTTGTGATATTCTTTAGACCCAATGCCTTACGGTTGAGGTTATGTATGTCCGTATCTTCTTCTTTCTTTCCTTCGATAATCGCCTTAACGTACTGCTTACTCTCCATGATGTCAGCCAGTATCCGAAGTTGGATTCCTGAAGCATCCGTACCCACAAGATAACAACCGTCAGGTGTTGTCCATAAATCTCTGAAGTCTCCATCATAATCTTTCTTCACTCTCTCTACTGCGCTCTTCGGTTCACCATGAAAGACACTTGGTATGTTACCCATGTTCGGATGTCTGTGAGCCATGCGTCCTGTCCATGAACCAATGTGTAAAAACTGTCCGTGTATACAACTGTCATTGCTATTTGAGAAAGCCTGTATCCACTCAGCAAGTGTACTTCTTCTTCCCTCCAGTGTTAACCATTCAGCTAAAGCTTGAGCACCTTCAGGGGCATCGTCAGGCAGTGTCTTGAGGTTCTCCTCAGATACAGTCCAACCATAATAACTGTAGTGCTCTAGTTTATCCTTGTTGTCTTCTCGTATAGCTTTGATGTGTCCTTTCGTTTTATCTGTAGGTTTCCACCCTGCTTCCCATAGTCTCTCTACTCTGTGCTTTGTCGATCCAGGATTGAACGATACGTAGTCATAACACTCTAGCATATCCTCTTCTATCTTAGTCTCAGGAAACTCTTCGAGTGCTTTCTCTACGTTCTTAAACAGACCACCATCTTCTCTGACTCTGTACTTGATAGTCTTTATTAACTCTAGTCTTGGTGGGAATGCTTGATGTATTCTCTCCTCTAGTTCTTGCAGTCTCTTAGTAATATCTAAGTGTAACTTATTTGCAACATCTATATTAAATTCAAACCCACCGTCATGCATTTCCTGACATATGATTGCTACATCATGCTCTAGTCTCATTGCTTGTGACCATGCCTGTGACATAACATGTGGGGAAAAGTGATTGAATAGTTTCTCTGTTACCTCTACATCTCTGTGACAATACTTTAACATCTCTGGAGTTAGGCCACCCTGAAAGTCTTTGAAATCATCTTTAGGGTAGCCTAGTTTTTCTCCCCATGTAGCCAACTTGTGTGATCCAATACCGAAGTCTATTAGCATAGAAACGACTAGCGTATCTACAACATTCGACATACTTATCACGTTACCTAAGTGTCTGTTGATTACAGGTGCGTCAAAGTTAATGAAGTTATGTCCTACCCATCGTGTTACTTTCTTAGCGTAGTCCTTGAATCTAGTACGCTCTACTTCATCTTCATGTAGGTTAAGAAACTCATGTGTCTTACCTGTGTCTTTTTCTTTAACACAAATACACCACAACTTATCTGCGTTTAGATCGTTTGTTTCTATGTCTGCGAATACTATCATCAAGTTCCCCTATCCAGTGTGTAACATCGTCGAACGGATTAGCTCCATCGTCCTCTATCCTCTGAGAGTTTAAAGGTTGCTTCGTTGAAGATGAGCTTTCCTGCGAACCCTGTCTTTCCTGCAGGTCTGTTCTTGACGAGTAAGAGCTTTGTCGTGTTCCTTTCATCACGATCCTCTGCCATCTTATCACGTTCTAGTTTAACTACAACAGATGCACGTTTCGCAATGGTTCTGCAATCTCGTACCTGTCCATCATCATTCTCATGGGCGATGGTTACGATACCCACATTAAGTTCTGAGGCTAGTCGAGATAGCTGCACCGATAAACCAGACAACCATTTCTCTACTGTCTCATCACCTTTACGTGAGTAAGCTAAGTCTTGTATCGGTTCAAAGAATACATAGCTTACACCACAAGCTTCCCTAAAGTATCTTATCTTTTCTAAGATGTCCATAGGGTCTTCGTCAACAGCAATCTGAAACTGGTATAGTCTCTCATCTTTGGTTAGATCGATGATCGATTGCTTGACCTCTTCTTCCATGTCGTGTTCTTGTATTAAATCTTTACGTGTCAAGTTCATGTTTAGATCATAAGAAACTAAACCTAACACACTTCTTTTTTCTGTCTCTTCGAGGTGACATATCGCAATGGATGTATCCTTGTGCTCAGTCAGTACATGGTGTTCCAAGTACCGCATGAACTCAGTCTTACCTATACCTTCAGGTGCTTGAAACACAGTGAAGTGTCCTTGCATTAGACCCAAGGCTACATCATCAAAGGACTCAATGCCTGTTGATACAAAGATAGCATCGTCTTGTTTCTCGAACAACTCAAGGAACTGTTCAGGTGTACTGCGAATGTTATCTGGTGTGTACCTCTTCGCATTGTAGAATGCTGCAGCGTAACTTGGTTTAGCATTACCCTCAAGAAACTCGTTAGCATCTTTGTACTTGTCGTGTATAATCTGATAAGTCTTCTTCGGGAAGAGTGCTCCTATCTTGGTAGCCAATGCCCTACCTGCCTCATCGTTATCAACTGACAACACAATCCTGTCGAAGCTATCAATCCATTCCTTTGACTTACCCTGCCATAGTTTCTGGTTAGGTGTTGCGCTTGGCACAGACACACAAGGATACTTCTTGTCGAGCATTTGGAAAGCAGACATAGCATCTAGCTCACCTTCACATACAACCACAGACCTTGATGAACCTGCATTGAACTTGTCCATACCGAATAGTTCATCAGTCTTGAATCCCTTGTCTGTCTTGAAACTCTTCTCCTTTGTGTTACGTACCTTCCTGAATCCTGATGGATACTTGTACACTTGATTGAAACCAAACGTCTGCACCCCGAAGAACTCCATTACATCTTTACGTACACCACGATAGGTAACGTAGTCACCAAGTCCTTCGATCTCTGTAGTCTTCAGTGTTCTTGTTATCTCTTCCAACGGATACTCATCCTTTGCCCATGACTTCAAGTTCATTCCCTTCATTGGGTATGTTCTCTCACAACTATGACAGAAACCTGTCTTCTTCTCAGAATTAAAAGCAAAGGCATCTGAACTGTCACACTCCACATGAGGACATGGTTTGTGTGTTATCTCTTTAGCTATCATCATCTACAATCCCTTATTAAAACATCGGGTTCATCATGCTGAATGTCTCGTACCATGACGATCCTTCCAACGCTAACCACATACCCACAGGTACACCTAGTATAAATATTACACACACTAAGAATGCCCACCCTAATCCTTTTGTTGTACAGTACTGTTCACTCATCTACTATTCTCCATCAAAGCTTTCCAGGATTTAGGATACAGCGTACTCATGTCCATACTAATTGAGTTAGCAACTAGACGTGTCTCCTCTTGTGCGTCCTCTCCTTGTCGTAGCTTACACATATCGAACCATGCGTCAAGACTACCAGACCAGTACCATTCTGTCATGGTGCTTTGAGGCAATACCATACGTGCTTGCTCTGGTGCTACACCCTCTTCAAGTAATTGTTTGTACGCCTTGTTACACCACATACTATGCTTCGCTAATGTGCTAATCATATTGTTTGATATTTCTACAACACCTCGACTACCTTGCTTCTTATCATCTGCACGTCCTCTCCATCGTGATACGCTTACAGATGGATCAAAGAACTCAGGCTCATCATCTACATATCTACGGCTAACCTCATTCCATCTTAGGAACTTGTGCTTGACTAACTGCCTAGCTACAAACACAGGTGCTTTGACATGGAAGGTAGCAAAGCAATGTCCAAAAGGTGACATGTGTTTGTGTCGTGCAAGATACGATATTAGTATACCGTCACTCACCGTAAGTGTATTGTCTTCATCCCAATCACTCTTCTTGTTGAAGCTTACACGAGCAGAGTTTACTACAGTCAAGTCACTACCCATACTATCTATTAAAGTTACATCAATCATTTTTATTACCCTTGAGCCTGTGTTTGAAAAACAGAATCGTATTTATACCAGTGTTGATAGTAACCATGATAAGTATCCACCATTGCCACCATAACAGTCCACCAACTTCTAACATTTCTAATCTCCATACTTATATATTAATACATTCTAATCGATTTGTAAAGACTACTCTCGATATTTTTCTTTTATGTTGACAATCTTTTTTATTTCATCCTCTTCGTTTATCCTAAATATCCTTTCGAGATCATCTCTTCCAAAGGTACTGTAGGCTGTTTTGTTTATATCATCTTTACAGTCAACACAATAGTACCTATTCATTCTCTTGTCAGAAAAGGTTGCGTCTGCTCTATTACAACAATAACATCTCATGTCTCTATCCTTTAAGTATATTTGTTTATAGTATTATTATACTTAAAACAATATTACTTTAAGTATAAGATAGGGTATCACAACTAAACTGATTTGTCAAGCCACCTCCTTTAAATTAAATATGAAAGCTTTCTTTATGTTCTCAAACTCTTCGTTCTTTATGTGTAGGTTGAATATCTCCAAGTGATTTCTAGCCTCTCTTATGTTTAGTTTCTTAGTTAATACCTCAAGTGTACCATCCTCTTTCTCTGCTACGATCACATAAGAGTTAGGTAAATCCTGGGTATCCATTCCGAATGTTGTTCTCATGTTCATTATATTACCTTCAATGAGTATGCTATACATATTGTTACAAATACAATTACCAATAATCTTCCAGTCCAGATTGTTTGGTGTGGTGGCATCGGTATCGTCAAGAAAATAATCAATGCCGCTATCCAAATTAATACTTCCACTACATAAGCTCCCTGTACTCGTAGTTGTAATTAAACTCTGCATCTAATGAATGCCATGCTTGTTCGTACTCATAATCCCAGTTAGTACCACCATCTTCCATCTCACCTTCTGCAAGTATCCATGCCCAATGGTTTAAACTAGGCTCGTGGTCAAGTGGTAACTCCTCTTGAAAGTATACTTCATACATTACATCAACTCCTCTCTCTTACACTCTCTGTAGTACTCGTACTCACCATCCAATTCAAACTCCCACCTCAAGTCTGAGGGTATATCTGCGAACCACCAATCATCATCGTAGTCTATGTCGTATCTCTTGTCCTTACCCTCATCAAATACACCAACAAAGATATGTGTGTCATTGTAGTACGAGGCTGACAGTCCTACACCTAACCTCTCCATTGCCGCCTCGTATGCAGTGATAGGTGGGCCATCTTTAGTATCGAATGAGATATGCACCCACCAATCTCCTTCCTCTAATTCGGGTGGACTACACTCAATGCTGTAAGCTTCCGCGCTTGTACCCCACATTTCTACTGCTTTCTCGTACTCCCACTCACCAATTGGATTAAGATATTCCAGTAAAGTACCATCATCACAGGCTTTTTCTATAGCTATTATGACTTCGATACCACCGCTAATAGTTAAGATATTCTGGCATACACTAGACATCATCTTCCTCCTTTCTCTGCGTTACATTTGGGAATGCATGGTATAACTTCCATCGGGTTTTCCGTAAGGCTCTTTCTGTAGATGCATAACAATCACCATCCATCTCAGCTAGTTCGTTATCCCAATCGTGAAGAGCACTCCACAATTCTTTGAACGCATCCTGTTGTTTCATAGTTAGCTTGTCAAAAGATGTATTCAAGATATTATCTTTTCTTTCTTTCTCTGTCTTCCATTTCTTCTGTCGTGCTTCTTCTTGTTTTGTTGGTATATATGGCATTAGTTTCTCCTCTCAATTATAAACTGTTGAACTCATACACTGCTTGTGCGAACCCTCTTGGTGTTGCACTACGAATGTTCTTTGTCTTCATACTCTTACCACCTAGCTTTAAGTGTTGTCTACTGTGTCCGTCTTCGGGTTCTACTGGATCAGTCCAAGGCATAGTGAAACCATTACCTGTCCACAAGCAAGTCTTCTTTGGGTAAGCATCTTTAGGTGCAATGTAATCAGGCCATCTTGGATGTTGTGCTTCATCGTCAGGTATGTACTCGCCATACTCATACGGATGAAAACTGTAGTCAGGTTTACGCCACTTGGTAGCCAGTACAGACACAGGATTTTCTATGAAGTATGGACAACCTAAGTCCTCAAACAAATGAGCACAGTCAACCGCATGTTGTGCAGCCTTGTTTTGAAACGCAGGGTCACGCTCTGCTTTACGTTTGAAGTGTGCTGCACCTGATACAGCCAAGTCTGTACAGACAGGGAATGCCATACCAAAGATTACACGCTTACCATTGAACTCATTAAAGATTTCTCTGTGTGTATTGAAGTCGTGTAAGTCAGCGTATTGATAACATATACCTTCATGTACTCTCCCTTCCTTTGGGTGTTGTATATCAAAAGCATAACATTGATAACCTTGCTCTGCCCAAGGCTTGAGTGCCTCGCCTGTGTAGTCGTAAAGACTGATTACTATTTCTTTTCTCATTAGAACATCATCTCCCCTTGCTCATCGTATGGACTTCTATAGTAATCTTTAGCCATACATAATTGACGTTCACTCACTTGATCAAACTCAGGATCAACTTGGTACTCCTTCAACTCGACTAATCCGAATTGATCCATAAAAAATTCTAGTTCTTTGTCCATGATTAAAACTCCATTCCGTCATAATATTCTAACGTTTCACCAGTTGGTGTATCTACAAACCACTCAAAGTCTTTTTGATATACACCAAAGCCTAAATTAAACATAACACTTGTTTGGTTCATCTTGCGTTTGGTTGTGACAGTTTGCCACCCATCAGAGTTGAGCTTGATCTTACCACCTTTCTCCCACTCAACTATTTTAGTCTGTGCATATATTACTACACCACCCTCGTCATCCTCAGTCCATGCAGTTCTGTAATTTGATAGTTTATTGTAAGCCATTTTATTTATTCTCCATGATCGACTTCATAGTTAGGATACTGTTCTTTTACTTGACCCTCCAAGCCCTCTAGAAAATGTATAACTTCATCAAGGCAATCTTTGACTGTAAATATTGAATTGTCCTCATCTTTGGACTCATTCCACATTAATCGTGTGCGGTCTTTAATATCGTAAATATCACACACTACAGAACTTAAATTGTTTACATTTATTTCAACGTCTAATAATAAACCCATTATTTTATCCTTTGTTTGTTGTTTCGATAATTAATTAAGTAATCATAAAAACAGATAATGCAAGAACTAATTTAAGTATTTTTAAAATAATCAACTAAAACCTGGTAACTGTGGCTTTTATGCAACAGTAAGATATTGAGTATATACATTATAATATATACCCTATAGAAGAACCACGATAGGTAAGAAGTACTTACCAATTAATCCAATGAGATCAACTCGATAGGTAAGGATTGTTTACCTTTTAAGTATTACCACTGCAAAGTAGTTTAACATTAAACTATCTATGGTAAATCCGTTTAGTATTAAACTAGTTTGTGATCACGGATTAATACGTCAAGAATACTGACCTATTACTATTTGTGATCACGTTCTGGTGTGTTCACGTTTTGTTCCAGGTACACCCCCGTTCTGTTTACGTTTTGTTCTAGGGGCAGGGCAGGGGTCTAGGGGGTATCCGCTGTATAGTACATTACAACATAAAATTATCTCAGAAAAAGGTGAAGCCTTGCAACAATAATTCTGGGTGGCGGTGTACACTTGTAGTACCTTACTTTAAGTATCTTTGTTTAAAGTATAATATAATACTTATAACACAAATACTTGTAAGGTATATTACTTAAAGTATATAGGGTATCATAAAGAAATCTTGTAGTCAATAGATTTTTTACGAATTTAATTAACTTTTTTACTTGACATTTACTATTAAACCGTGTTAATATATAAGTATAGGGTAAGAGTTTGCGTAAGCGAAGTTGCGAAAGCGAAAGGGATAACCATGTCTATGTATAGCCTATCACAACTAAAGACAGATAACGGAATAATAAGAACCAAGAGTTTATTCTATGAGTTATCTTATGATGATCCAGAGTTCGCTTTGTTTACTCTCAAAGAAGAAGACATAGTGATGCCTAACGGTAAACCTGCTACGTGTCTAGGTAAGTTATACATAGCCTTTGCGACAATGGACCCTACAGAATACCAGTTCGCTAACTCAGTGTTTGGGAGTTGGGAAGTATGGGAGAAGATGCAAACAACAGTACCTCTCAGGAAACCTATTGAGAAGTGGCGTAGAGAGGCAGAGGTTAAACGCAAATCATTAGCCTTTGAGTCTGTAGTAAAAGAAATACAAGAGGGTGGACGTAGTAGCTTTACTGCAGCTAAGTTCCTTATTAACGAGGAGTGGAAGTCTAGAGAAGACGGAAGAGCAGCCCGAAAAGAAAAGAACGCTAAAGATAAATCTACATCTGAAGAAGCTTTCGAGAGAGCAGGTGTAAACAACGATCTTAAAAGATTAAAAGATCAAGGTCTAATGAACTAGCATATAAAGGTAAGCGAATGGTTAAGACAGCTACAGTAAATAACATTACTTCAGGGTATGCTTCGCAGACTCAGTTAAATGAGAACTTTACTAATATTAATACTGCTCTAAACAATACTCTATCTAGAGATGGTAGTTTACCGAATGCTATGAATGCTGACTTAGACTTAAATAATAATGATCTTCTAAATGTAAAAGCTATATATGTAGATGGTGTGAATGTTCTTAATGTTCTAGATAACGTCACTGTTAGTACTGCTTCTCCTACAGGCGGTAACAACGGTGACATTTGGTTTAAAGTCTCAAGTTAAAATAAAAGGATACAACAATGGCTGCTCTTTCAGATTACGCAGAGAAGTTACTACTTGACTTTCTAATGACAACAGGTACGGCTACTCGACCTACGGCTTGGTATGTAGCTTTGTTTACGGCTGCACCTAATGACGCAGGTGGAGGTACAGAAGTATCTGCAGGTGGATACACACGTAAAACAGTTGCATTCAGTGCTGCAGCATCTCCAGGTGGTACAACAAGTAACTCAGGTGAAGTAAGCTTTACTGCTTCAGGTGGAGACTACGGTACAGTAACACACATGGGGATATTCGATGCAAGCTCTAGTGGTAACTTATTGTGGCATGGTGCATTAACTGCATCTAAAGCTGTTGCTGATGGTGACACACTAACATTTGCTGTAGGTAACATTGATCTAACAATGGCATAAAGCAAATGGCAGGTGGCTTCAGAATATCAGAATCTGGTGACAGTAGGCTTTCTGAAGCTGATGACACACGGATCACAGAAGAACTACAGTTTGCTTCTGTTAGTCTAAGTACGAGTGCAGGTTTCTACAGGGTAGATGAAGCCTCTAACGATAGAACAGATGAGGCAGGTAACTCAAGAGTATCTCAAGACTTCGATGCTGTAGTCTTCAGTACAGTAGCTACCTTGAATCAACCTGCAGCTGTAAGTCTATCTGGCGGTGGCGGTAGCATAACTGCAGGTGTCGTAAGAGATGTAGCTTTTGCTGACCTTACTGGTACAGGTTCAATAAGTCCACAGGCTACAGGTTCTTTTGTAGTATCTAGTTCTTACAATGCAAGTGGTTCGATAACTCCTGATGCTGATGTAATTAGAAACGCAGCAACATCTCTATCAGGTGCAGGTACTTTTGCTAATGATGGTTACACATATGTACTCGGTGGTCTATTTACAGCTGCTCCTTTTAACGAATACACACGCATTACTGAAGCAGGTGATACTAGAATAACTGAAGCAAGTGACGTAAGAATAGTTTCAGAAGCTATACCTCTAAACGCAGCTACAGGCGATATTACAGCAACATATACCTACATAGAATTTAGTTCGACAGCATACTTTAAATGGAATGGGCAGTGGACAGAGTTCACACCTAAAGTTAAACAAGATGGATCATGGGACGATCCTTTAGCTATCTATAGCAAGATAGACGCATACAACTGGAAGAGGGCTTATTAACAATGGCTAATATTAAAATATCTCAAATGACCGCTGCTAGTTCTGCTTCTGGTGCTCAAGAGTATGAAGTAAACGAGAGTGGTACAACTAAGAAAGTAACTGGTACTCAGTTATCTACATTTATTAGAGGTAACGTAGTTCTAGGAGACTTGAGTGTAACTGCTTCAGCTGCAGAGTTAAACTACAATGACATCACTACACTAGGTACATCACAAGCAAGTAAGACAGTTACAGCTGATGCTAACGGTGACGTAAACCTCTCAGAAGAACTCAAAGCTAAGTCTTACAATGAGACATACGCAGCTGTTACTTCGAGCAGTGCTGCTACTGCACTAAACTGTGAAACAGGTAATGCTTTTAGTCACACACTCACAGAGGCTACTACATTTACTTTTAGTAACCCACCTGCAAGTGGTACAGCTTACAGCTTTAGCTTAGAAGTTATTCAAGATGGTAGTGCTTCAGGGTTTGCAATTACTTGGCCTGGAGCAGTAGATTGGCCTTCAGCTACAGCACCTACTCTTACAGCTACAGCAAACGCTAAAGATGTCTTTGTGTTCTACACGAGGGATGGCGGTACGAACTGGTACGGATTTACTGCAGGTCAAGCGTTAGGATAAACCAACATGGCAAGTAAAAAGAAATTACTCCAAGCAGCCGCAGGTGCAGCAGGAGGTGCAGCCCTTGATATACCAGATGTGTTCAGCACGTTTTTGTATGATGGAACTGGTACAGGATCAAATTTAACAGTTACAAATAACATTG